TCGCCGTCGACGCGCAGGTGCTGCTTGGCCTCGTCCAGTTCGAACAGGGGGCCGGTCGTGAGAACGACGACGTTCAGCATCAGCCAGCCGCCTTGTTCTGGACCTTCGGCTCGGCCTTGTTCTTCACCTGCGGCGCGGCCTTCTCCTTGATGGGCGCCAGCACGCCCTTGTCGATCAGGTGCGCCACCTCCTTTCGGTCAGCCGTCCGCTCATCGCCGGGCAGGTACATCTTGTCGCAGAGGTGCTGGCGTTGGACCTTGAATGTTTCGCTCATGATGGCCTCCTTGCGAGGCGGTCGCCTGTGATCGGCCGCCACGGGAAAAGGCCCGGCAGGCCGAAGCCCGCCAGGCGCAGTTCAGGGAAATGGACTACTCGCCGCCGCCGGCGGCGGGGTTGATGTCCCCGGTTACGAAGGCTTCCGGGCGATAGACAGCGAGCGCCAGGCGCTCTTCGCCCAGGATCGTCACCTTGTTCCGCACGAAGTCGTCGTTCTGGAATCCGACCTCGATCCGGCTGTCCCACTGATCGAAGATCTGAGCGCCCAGGCGGAAGGCGCCGGTCAGGAACTTGCCGACGGCCATGGCCTGGGTATCCACGACCGGCAGTCCCCACAGCGTCGGCTGGGCCGTGCCCTGCGGGTTGCCGATGATGTAACGCCCTTGGCCGTCCTTCAGCGTCTCGATCCCTGCCCAGTCGATGGGGTTCAGGACGTGGCCGGTTGCCGGGAACTCGGCCAGCGCAGCCTGCAGCATGGCGATACGCAGGATGTCGATCGCCGTGGTCGGAGTCGGGCTGACGAAACCTGCAGGCACAGCAAACGCCGAGGCTTGCGGCATGATGCCGTGCAGGTTCTCGCCGGTGCCGTCGCCGTTCAGCAGCTGCGCCTCTTCCTTCAGCGCCAGGCCGTACAGAAGGCGCTCATCGATCATCGAACGGACCTGCGAGAAGTCGGACAGGATCTGCTTCGAAGCACGGAACCAGTGCGCGATGACCTTGGTCGAAACGTCCTTGTCGGTCAGCTTGATGTCGGACTGAGGCTTGAGACCGCCTTCAGCCACGACGTCAGCGTTGTTGTTGAAGCCCGTCTCCTGCAGGTACTGGATCAACGGCCCGTCCGTACGGCCGGGCGACAGCAGCGCTCGAATCGTCAGGCGCATCCGGGGCAGGCCCTGCACGCCCGGGATGCGGTTGGGCACGATGCCTGCGCCGACCGAACCGGCAGCGTCGGTCGTGGCCGTGGTGATGTCAGCCTTGACGTGAAGATTGGCGGCGGCGCCCGCTCGGGGCGCCTCGGACAGGGCCTTGAACTGCTCCGTCTCGACAAACTGCTGACCGTAGGACTTCTCGGCATCGGCAGGATCGCCGCCCGAACGGGCCATCTTCTGCTCCAGCTCGTCCAGACGAGCCTTCGCTTCGTTCATGCCCGTCAGGGCATTGTCGATGACTTCCTTCTGGGCCGCAGTCTGGTCGACGCCGTTCTTGGCTTCAGCAATGGCCTTCTCGGCCATGCCTTTTACCTCGTCGAACTTCTTCTCGAAGTCGCCCTTGATTTCCGCTGCCAGCTCGGAGGCGGACTTCTGGCCACGGTCGTCTTCCGGGCCGTAAGCGATCTGCATGCCTCGCAGGATCAGCGGAGCGCCAGCGGCTTGGAAAGCCATGGCACGGGTTGCAGCAAGCGCTAGCGCGCTCACCGCCATGGAATGACGGTTCGTCATAAGGTGTCTCCTGTTGGGTCGTTGAGCCTGCCGCTCGCAGCGGTCAGGCGAGGGTGGTCAGCCGCGCAGGGCCTTTAGGAAGTCCAGCGCGTCATCCGCCTTCGCCTCGGGCTCGCCCCGAAGGTGTGGCGTCGCCTTGCATGCGATTGCGGTTGCAAGGCTCTTCGAGAACCCTGCCTCGCGCAGGAGATCCTCAAACTCGCGGACCGTGGGCAGCGCGCCCCGGTCCAAAATGGATTTGATGCTTTCGATCCGCGCCCGCTCGTTCGCGCCGAACGTGACGAGGGAGACTTCGCGTAGGTCCAGCTTCAAAAGCTTGAGGACGCCCTGCTTATCGTCGTGCGGCGCGGTCTGGATGACGCGGTAGCCGATGGACAGACCATCCATGGCGCCCTCTTTGACCAAGCCGTAAGCCTCAGCAGCCCGAGGCGACACGGCTTTCAGCAGCCGTCCCTTCAGGTACAGACCCTTGTTGTCCTCCGCGATGTCGTCCCAGACGCCGATGGGTTGCCAACTGTCGTGTTGCCACAGCATCTTGACCGTCTGGCCTTTGCGACGGCGCTCGACCAGAGACGCTGCGAAGGCACCCGGCTCGACCTGTTCGTTATAACTGTCGACTACGCCGAAGACCGAGCCGTAGCCCTCGATCGTGCCGTCATCAGAGATAGCCTTGACGTCAAGCGCCAGGCCGCTGTCCTTGGTCAGTAGCTTCATCATTCGCCTCCGGCGACTAGCGCTGGCGGGTTCGCCATGTTGATAGGGATGTTCTGCGACTGCATTCGGGGCACTTCGCCGCCGGCGACAGGCGGCAGGTTTTCCAGCCCACGCACCTCATTGATGGTCATGGCCCCGATCTGGGTCATGGTCCGGTAGAACTCTGACCGGCCCTTGCTGTCGGCCCTCAGCAGCCCTTCAAGATTGAACTCGACCACGATGCCCGCCGCTCGATCCGCCGGGGTCAGCAGTTGCTTCATGATCGCCTGCTCGATCCGCTTCAGGCGGCGGCGCAGCGTGAATTTCTGGAAGCGGAGCGTCTGCTCCTCGAGTCCCGTGCCCCAGCTCGTAGACTTCTCAGTGTGACCGATCATGTGCGGCGGCACTTCGAAGAAACGGCAAATTTCTTCGACGCTGAACGACCGGCTCTCCAGCATCTGGGCGTCCTCCGGAGAGAATGAGACCTGATGCGGCGTCAGCCCGCCTTCCAACAGCAGCGGGCGTCCGGCGTTCATCGCGCCCGCGTGCTTCTCCTGCAGGGCCTTCTCTATCACCTCACGCAACTCGCCAAGCGTGCGGTCAGCTGGCGGCGTCAGGATCAACGACGGGCGCACCCCATTGGCGAAGGTGGTCTGTGCGGCGTTGTTGATGGCCAGCGACAGGCCGAACACCTGACGGCCGTAGCTCAACGTCGACATGCCGCCGAGCGGAGATCCGCCGAATCCGCGCACGTGAAAGACGTTCTCTTGCGTCTCGTCATAGGACTTGCCGTTCTCAGTCCAGCGATAGCGCAGCGACCCGTTCGACTGGCGGGTGACAACGGGGTCGACGATCGGGTGCAGGGCGACGATCCGCCCAGCGCCGCGCTCGATGCGGGCGTGCATGTTGCCGCGCAGCTCCAGCGCCGCTTGGCCGCCCTCCCAAAAGTCCAGGGCCGTCTGGTCGTAGTTGGGACTGTCGTGCAGAACCCGGTAGAGCGGATGATCCTTCGCCACCGTCCGATCGCCATTGGCATCGGAGCGGTAGACCATGATCGGCAGGCTCGCGATCGTGCCCGCCAGAAGGTTCACGCAGGCCCACGCTGCGGACAGACTAAGGATGCCACGCTCGTTGACTGGCACGCCCGCGTTGCTCGTTTCGCTCCAGCCCCGCGCATCTTCAATCGACATGGGCCGCAGGAAGTTGGCGGCCTTGATCCTCAGAGCCGTAACCGCCTTTCCGATCATGCCGTCACGCCCAGGCTGGCGAGGTATTCGTTCCATCCCGCCTCCTGCTTCTTCTCGGTGTACCGCGCGGCGCCGGTCGCCATCGCCAGGGTGACGAGGCCGTCGATGCGGCCCCGAGACGCCTTCTTGTCGAAGGCCCGGTTCTTCTGACCGTCGCTGATCAGCTGGGCGTTGCCTGCGCACATGTAGGTCACCGGCGAACTGTCGACGGTGATGGTCTTGTCGAGGATGGAATCCTCAAGCCGCTCGACTGAGCGAGGCATGCAGAGCTGCCGATCCTCGAACACGACGCGCGTGCCCTGAGCGTGGGCAATCAGCTTCAGTCCGGTGCCTTCCGGCTTGTCAGGTCCCTGCCAGCGCCACACGGGAAAGCCGATCTCGTCGCAGGCGGCGATGAAGTCCGCGATGCCTGCCGGGTCAAAGGCGAGAAACTGCAGGTCATGCTCAGCGGCGACCTCGGCCAGTTGCTGGGCGACGAACGTCTTGTCGATGACCGCGCCGGGCACGGCCGTCAGATGACCGGCCTCCACCCACTCCTCGTAGGGCGCACCGTCTTTCTTGGCCCGGTCCTCAAGGCCTGCCTGCGTCGTCCAATACCACGTCTTGGCGTAGAGCTTTCCGTCCTTGAGCCAGACCACCGTCAGGGCGGTCAGGTCGTTCTTCTGCGACAGGTCCAGCGACGCCCAGCAGGGGCACCCCTTGAACTCGGCCGGATCGACAACGCCCTGAACCGCAGCCCAGGCGCTTTCATCGATCCAGAAGTCGACGGCGCCGGTCGGGATGCCGAAGTACAGGCGCTTCACCGACATGGCCGTCGAGAGCAGCACCCGCGCCGTGTTCACCTCGCCCTCGATGTTCTCCATCGGGAAGGTGACGCCGAGCGCCGGCAGCGCCTTCACCCAGGCGGCCGGGTTGTCGAAGATGTTCTCCCTGTCG